TCTCCATAGCAAGCACAAGCTATCGCGTAGAACAGCAACGTTTCAAGTTCAAACGTGAAGCCATTCCCCATGGTTGAAACCTTCTCCCAAAGGATAAGGTCTCCGGACGGTAACCGCCCGTACTCCTCGCGTAACGCGAGGATATGTTTTAACCATGAAGCAGGTAGCAATGCCTGAACCAGCCCCAGCGAAATGCCGTCACTAGCTCCGGATAAGTCCAGAGTAGCTAAAGCACCGAGCTGGCTGCCGATTCGCGCGAGCACACGATGTTGCTCTTGTGCCTCACGCGTTAGGAGTCCGAACCGTTGTAGTCGCTTGCGAATCAATTTTCCGATTCCTTTTTGAAAGAAGCCATTCCAAGTAACTGGCTTGCAAGCAGATCTATCACGGTCGAAGTTCTTTGGAACAGTGAACACCTCGTTGTAATTCCGAATCTCCACGTTGTTAGTGTAGCTCGGAACGAGGTCGAGCCCGCCCCATGCCTCGAAGGCATGAAGGTAAGGCAACGCCGCGGTCGTAATCTGGGCTGATGAGGCCCATTTATTATGTAGGTGCGCAACCTTGCGGTTGAACTCCGTTGTTGCCCCTGGGCCAAAATTGCAGGCCGCAGGGAACTCCTCCCATGGGAACTCGGTTCCCAGGATCTGGCAAACAAAATAACGGGCCTTCCGCATAATCCCATAAAACCCTTCATGGCTGTGAGGCCACGAGCGATTCCAGAAATCACACAGGAGGTCATTACTCTGCTTGCATCTAACCTCACTATCTAGAAGCTTTTGGATAGCGGCATCGCGTCGATCTAGCTTTTCCGCGGGATCACTCCCTTGGAAGCGCTTGAGGACGTTAGCCTCGAGGTAGAGATCCTTGAACGACGCAGCAGTTTCCTGCTCTAATGCTTCGGCCAAGGTAGATTCCATAATACTACTGGAAAGAAGTTTGCGATCGCTTAAGGGCGGAAACACTGCCCCAAGCTCACGCACCAATCGGGCAAGCTTTGTCCGCGGTACAGGCGCGAATTTCACACGACGTGCGGGGCGGGATGCCCCTGTGGTTAACGTCGTTTGCTTCGGTATAGAACGTCTGCTGTTACTTTTCATTTTCATCAATCCCACTTAAAAGGAGGAATACTAACGGCGGTTACGGAGTGAAGTTGGTCAAGAACCCAGCGAACTGGGGTGAGACCACGTAGTCCTTAACAGCGGCCAGGATGAATGCGCGAGACACCGCGTCGGTCTTCTTGCTCGTACGAACAACTACATCTAAGTAGACGTCGTCAAGGAGGTCGCCCGGGCACGCACACGCCGTTGCCGTATCATTAATGATCGGTACATACAACTTCGACAAGAAGTTAACACGTTCCTTGGTAAAGTTGATCCGTTGGGTCAGAGTACTGAAGCCCGAAGGAATACCGGCACTACGATCGGCCCAGAGGTGGACACCATTTGTCACCCCTGAATCAGCGTAGATAACACCATCAAGTGTAATATCAGACATAAAATTTGTCCTGGTTAGTTTCCTTCGTGCGGATGCACGAGGGGTACAGCACTTTTCAACGTACGAAGTTCTTGAGTACGCTGAGGGCGTTAGCAAGTTGGTCAATTCCAATACCTTGCTTTAACCCAGGCATCGCGGCTGGCATTACACCGTGATGGAGAACCTCCCTTTCGAATAGCTGAATATCGAGGAGCATCCGCTTAGACGCGGGGTCCTTAATGATAACAGCACCCGGAGGTGGTTCCGACCTTAGCCCAACGATCTGCGTTACCCTCTTCCGGGACATGGTCCCTTCGAGGAAGGTCGTGTTATTCGCAGCAGTCATGCTACGAAGCCAGCTTCCCACGCCGAGGGCGTAATCAGCCAACCACGAGTAACGCACCAATTCCCACGCCAAAGACCCAAGGTTATCAACCCCCAGTTCTTCGCGCAAGCTCGCACGCACTGGAACCTTATACACGCAGCTATAATCAATCTTAACGACTTGTTCTAAGTCTGCGTAGAGGTTAAGAGGCGACCCATTATAACCCTCACTCACAAGGAGTATCGAGTACTTATAGGTTTCCTCCGCCCCCGCCTTCACACGAACACCGAAACTGGAACCATCGTCCTCGGCCATCGCGGCCTTCAGGTAGACGGTCCCGTCGAAGATGTCGTGTACTAGGGGTTTCAGTCCCAGCTGGTGAGTCAACCACGCATCAGTAACTACTTCTAGGCTACCACGCTCTTTCTTAGCAGTGTGGCGCAGGGCGTTTTCCACACCCATGCGTTCAGCCTTTCGCAGCCATGACAGGATTGACTCCGGTGTTTGCTCTACCTTGTCGGCTAACCGACGTGGAAAAGCGACCAACCCATTGGCTAAATCTTTCACCATATGGATTGTTTCGCGGAGCTCACCGGCCGCAACACCGAGATCCCACTTTCCTTTTCCAGAGGCTTCTGAAAGCTTAGAAAGGAACTTGGTCTTAGCTCGGTTCTCAACATTAACACCAACCGGCTTCACGAAGAAGTCGATCACGGCCTTTGCACTAGGACTGCCGCCGAGCATGTTTCTAACTGCTGGCGACGAATCGTGGGCAAACCAACCAGGCGATGTTCTACCTGTTTGAACATGACTCACGTCGTTAACGTAAACCACGTTGTTGGCCCAGTAGGAACTGGGAGGACGGGTGCCATCCGCACGCAACAAGTTCTTAGTCGAAGCGGGTTCTTGATGCCAAACCATCTGCTGGAGTTCAACTCCATAAGAATGATTCAGACTATCAGGACTCCACGACGGACTTTGAATCACGTGCGTGTTAACAGGGATGACATAACCTGTGTCAATTGCGTTATGGGGCATAACTTAGGCTCCTTGTTAGGAAGCCGTAGCCCCCGTTGAGACGAGTGTGCTTTCGCAAGCACTCTCAAATGGGAGGACGTTTTGGTACGTCTAATCCCGCGAGCCGTTTGATTACGGCATGCT